TGATTATTTAATATTTGGAAGTGTTGGAGCAAATAAAACAGAAGTATTATTAATTAATGGAGCGCCAACTGCAACAACAATAGCAACTACTTCAAATTCTTCTTTTGCCCATTCAAGAGGAGAAAAGATTCAATTTATTCCTTATAATCAAATAGAAATTTATCGTTCGACAGATGGCACTACCTATTCGTTGCTTACTACTATAAATATTAGAGTAGATTCTGTCGAAACTTACTATAATGATGTTGATGGACTTTCAACTTATTATTATAAAATTCGCTTTAAGAATTCAACTACTTCAAAATATTCTTCTTATTCTGATGCAATAATTGCTACTGGTTTTTTAGATAATTCAGCGGGAAGTATAATAAGAAAAGCATTAATTCAATTAGGAGAGTCTATAGATTCAGAAGTTATAACCAAGGAGTTCTTGTTCGAAGCTTTAAATGAAGGAAGAAGAGAAATAGATGAACACGTTGGAATAATTCGTTGGTCATTTAGAACCGAATTTGATTATGACGCTGGAAATGTAATACCAGGAACTTATACCCTAACTCTTCCTACGGATTTAAGATATTCATCGACTAATGAGAATATATTATCTTTAAGAATTGGTAGAAATAAGACTCCTTTAGATTATGTTGATAAACCAACTTTAAATTCTTACTATGAATCGGTTGCTCATACAACACTTAATGGTGCAGTTTTAACTAGCGATGTAACTATAACCTTAACTTCTTCTGGCGATTTTGATGAAGATGGAAGCATTCAAATAGCTGGTCAAGCAGTTAACGAAGATATAGACGAAGTAGATTATACTTCAAATAATGAAGTTACTAATGTTATTTCTGGTGTTACTGGAATAAGAGTTGCTGGTCACGCAACAGGGACTGATGTTTGGCAAAATGCTTCTTTCGGATTGCCAACTTGTTATACAGTAGATAATGGACAAATTATTTTTAATTATCCATTCGATGATGATTATTCTGGAGAGAATATCTGGTTAGATTATTATAAAACTATTACCGATATTAATTCAGACTCTGACTTATTAGATGAACCTTTCTATAATATTTATATCCCTTGGTTAAAGTGGAAGATAAAGAGCAGAAAAGATCAATCTTTAAATAATAAAGAAGATGGTGATTATTTAGATTGGAAAAATAAAGTTCAAGAACAAGTTGTAAAAAACTATACAGGACAAAATTTAACTATAAATATTGACATACCGTAATTATATGGGAATTAAACTTTCACTTCCTCCAATTCAAAACGGTGTAATAAGGTCTTCTTCAGTTGATGACGTTTTAGTTCCTGAAAATACTTGTCAATTTTCAATGAATCTTAATTTCGATACTATCGGAGCTATTACACTAAGAGAAGGAATTACTAAGATAGGAGAAACAATAAGTGCAGGAAACATCGTTTTAGGGATGACTAATTATAAGAACAATGCTGGAACTAATTATAAACTATTAGCAAAAGTTAGTTCTAACGTATATTCTTATAATGGTTCATCTTGGAGTTCTGTTCGTGCAGGACTAGGAACTTCTTCTAAAGCCAGATTCACAAATTTCGTTGACTATACATTTATGGTTAACGGAAATAGTGGACTAGTTTGTGCTACTTATAACGGTTCTGGTTCATTTGGAAGCACTAATGTGGCTGATTTGCCAAAGGGCGATTGCATAGAAAATTTTAGGTCTAGAATATGGATAGCAGATTCTTCTAGTGATAAGGTTTATTATTCAGATGTCGTTAATACAGATAATACAATTAGTGGAGGAACATCATTTATCCAAATAAGTCCTCAAGATGGTGAGTCTATAACAGCCCTCCAGAGGCACTCAAGAGCCCTCCTAGTGTTTAAACAGAATCATATATATAGAATATACTCTATTAACTCAGTCGACCCAGATCCGATGATTAATGTAGGAACTTATAGTCAAGAAAGTATTGTGAGTGCAAAAGATGGTATTTATTACCATCACTCGTCTGGATTCTACAAATATGTAGATGGAGGTCAACAACTAGAGATTTCTAAACCGATAGATGATATAGTAAAAGCAATTCCTCGTTCTTATTGGGAAAATGTATCTGGTTGGTGTGATGATGACCACATTTACTGGTCTATTGGTGATATTACTTTAGATGGAATAAGTTATAACAATTTTGTTGTTTGCTACACAATTTCAACTCAGATTTGGACTCATTCTTGCTATTCAGTAGAGATTAGAAGTGCCTGTGAATATGACAATGGGACTACCAGAATTATTGCGGTAGGAGATAATACAGGAATAGTTTATGAGTTTAATTCTGGAACTAGTGATAATGGAAGTCCGATAAACTTTGATCTTCAAACTCATTGGTTATATTTTACTCAATTAAAATCTGACAATAAGTCTTTCACTGAAATGGGCGTTAATCACGAAAATGCTAATGGAACTCAAGTTTCTTATAGAATTAATAAAGATAAAGACTCAACCTGGAAACCAGTAGGAGAAATAGAAAAAGACGTATATGATATTAAAAAAATAAATGCAAAGAATTTTAACCGTATTAAGTTTAGATTTAGCGGAAATTCCGTTGGCTCCCCCCTAGTTCTAAGGGGATTTGAGATATTGAATATGGTTACTAGTCCAGCATTAAAAAATTATAAATAGTTATGCCAGAATTATCAGATTTAAATCTTAATAAGCAACTTTACAGAGAATCAGTTTCATCTGATGGTGATTATTATACTCCCGAATCTTTAAGTGGAGTTGTTTCTGGTAGTTCAAGTAGTTCAAGTAGTTCAAGTTCAGAAACTGTTCCAGAGTCTATTACTAGTGGAGAATTACTTGGAAATCTAATAATGGTAGACGGGTTTATAAGAAGTAAAAATTATATTGCTAATACTTCTGGTTGGACTATTAATGCTGATGGTTCAGTAGAGTTTGATTCTGGTTATTTCAGAGGTGATATTACTGGTTCTACTGGTTCTTTTTCTGGGTCAATAACAATTGGTTCTGGAAATAATATTTTTAAAGCAGATGCTAATGGTATTTATTTAGGACACGCAACATTTGCTAGTGCTCCTTTTTCAGTAGATATGACTGGTGCATTAAAGGCTGACTCAGGAGCTATTGCTGGAACATTAACTGTTGGTGGGAGGTTGGCGACAACTATTGGTGGTTCTATTAATGCTAGCGGCAATTTTGTTAATGATGTAATTAATACTAAATTAGACACCAATGCAAAAACAATTTTAGATGCCTTTACCTTTGGTGTTTCTGGTGCTATACAAATTGGAACTTATTCAGCTGGTGTAACTGGTGATATAAAATTAAGTGCTGGTGGTATAGTTGGAAGAGATAAAGATAATAATATAACGCTTTCAATAGATGCTATTACTGGGGATATTACTATTAAAGGGAACATAACAGCTTCATCAGGTAATATCGGTGGTTGGACTATTGGAGCCACAAGTCTTTATACAACAAATTTAACACTTGATGCTGACAATAAAAGAATTACATTAGGTTCTGGAGATATAGTTTTAGATGGAGATGGTAAATCCATTGTTTCGGGTAATTATGAAGCAGACGCATCTGGTTTTAAAATCGACCCAACATTAATTGAAGCAGAAAACATAAAAGCTCGTGGTGCTTTAAAAGGAGTAACATTTTCTTATGATAATATTTCGGCAGTAGGTGGTCAATTAATGGTAGCTAATGCTGATGCTTTAGCTAGTGATATGACCGCATTAGATGCTTCAACAATGACTATAAAAGGAGACACCACTTTTGCTGTTAATGATATTTTGGTTATCCGTGGTGTCGCTACTTCAGGAATCGAAGAAGAATGGTTTAGAGTGACTAATATTGCTTCTGCTCCAACTTACACCGTAACGAGAGATTTAGCAGGATTATTTGGTGCTGATGCTAATCCTGTATGGAAAGCGGGAACACCAGTAGTTAAACAGGGTTCTTCAGACGGAGCTTCAACTTATTCTGGAGGTTGGTTACGATTATTTGGAGAAGGGACTAACTCTCCTTATTATTCTATCTTTGCTCGTGATGGTGTAGATTATAATGATTATACTGAAGTTGTTAGATTAGGAAATCTTAATGGTATAAGTTCTTTTTCTAGTGATACTTATGGTGTTTATATTGGTAATTTATCAACTGATAATTATTTAAAATATGATACTATTTCTGGAAATTTAATAGTTAATGGTTCTACATTATCAAGACAAGACGCTTTTGGAGATGGTTTTGATGGAGATGTGACTATATCTGCAAATACTACTATAACTTCTGATATGTTTTATAATAATTTAACAATAAATAATGGTTATACTTTAAATACTGGAGGTTATAGAATTTT